GCGCATTGAGCGCGACCCGCGACGCGACCAAGTGCCGCATCTTCAACTCGACACCGAACGGGAACTCCAATGCGTTCCATGACCTGGCGCAGAAGCCGGACATAAAGCAGGTGCGATTGCACTGGTCCCAGCACCCAGTGAAGTCAGTCGGCATGTACACATCCACGGACGGCAAGGCCCGCAGCCCCTGGTACGACAAGGAGTGCAGGCGCTGCGCCAACGCCACCGAGATCGCGCAGGAACTCGACATCGACTTCGCTGGAAGCGACTACCTGTTCTTTGATGCGTCCATGATCGACCGTCTGATCGCCGGCGCCCAGCCACCGCTCCTGCGGGGTGACCTGTCGTTTGACCCGCAGACCCTGGAACCCATGGACTTCGTGGAGAGCGGCAACGGCAGGCTCAGGCTCTGGATCAAGCCGTCGCTTGGCATGAAGTTGCCGGAAGACCGCAACTACGCAATTGGCGTGGACATCGCCACGGGGACGGGATCAAGCAACAGCGCCATCACCATCGGTGACTGCATGACCGGCGAGAAGGTGGCGGAGTACGTCAACCCCAAGATCCGGCCGGACGAACTTGGACGGCTCGCGGTTGCCCTTGGCAAGTGGTTCCGTGGCATGGCGCGCGAGGCGTACATGGTTTGGGAGGCTGCCGGCCCTGGTAGGAACTTCGGTGATGTCGTAATGAAATCGGGATACAGGAACGTGTATCTACGCAAAAATGAACTGGCGATCAATGCCAAGACCGGCACGGTCCCAGGCTGGTGGCCCACCAAGGACGAGAAGCGGTCCCTGTACGGGGAGTACCGGCGGGCACTCAACGAGGGCGAGTTCATCAACCGGTCGGCCGATTCCCTGCGGGAATGCAAGGAAATTGTCTATACCGACGGCGGTTGGGTCGTCCACGGCAGGAGCATGGCGACCCCGGACCCCTCCGGAGCAAGGGAGAACCACGGCGACCGTCCGACCGCAGACGCACTCTGCTGGAAGGGCATGCGGGGCAAGGCAGGCCATAAAGTCGCGGACATCGGCATGCAGGTTGGTACTCTTGCGTGGAGACGGTTGCAGGCCCAGCAACGCAAACTCAAGAAAGCGCAGTGGTAGCCATGAAGAAGCGCGGTCTGTACGACAACATCAACGCTCGGAAGAAGGCAGGCACGAGCCGCCCGAAGTCCAAGTCCACGATTGATCCCAAGGCATACGCCAAGATGAAGCGCGGGTGGAAGTGATGGCAAAGAAGAAGCGCGACCTGACGCTCGACGAGAAGAAGGCGTCACGCCTCCTTGAGGCGGTGCAGTTCTCCCGTGACCGCATGCAGCCGTTCCGCGAGCAGCGTCTCTCTGCCGTGCGCGCATACGTCGGCAGCAACTACGGAGAGATGGGTGCGTCGGAGAAGGTGCCGCTCAACCTCATGCAGATGGCGGTGAACATCTACCGCCGCCAGGTCGCAGCACGCGCACCGCAGGCGCTCGTCGTTCCGCGCGACCAGCGACTCGTCCCGGTCGCGGCCGACTTCGAGTTGGCCCTCAATTGGCTCATCAAGGAGATCAACCTTGAAGAGTCCATCTCGCGATGGGTCATCGACGCGATGTTCTCTATTGGCGTGATGAAGGTCGGCATCTCTCCCGGCAACCAAGCCGAGATCGAGGGCTACGTCCATGATGCTGGGCTTCCGTTCGCGGATGTCGTGGACTTCGACGACTTCGTGTTCGACATGAACGCCAAGCGTTGGGATCTCTGCCAGTACGTCGGCAACAGGTACACGCTGCCCTACGAGGCCGCGATGGACCTCAAGATCTTCGGCAACGAGCAACTCACGCCGTCGCAGATCACCGACTACAACGACGGTGGCGACGAGAAGGTGTCGATCCTCCAGACCGGTGGATCATGGAACCCCGAGCGCGGGTACATGGACCTCGTCGAACTGTGGGATCTGTGGCTTCCCTACGACAACCTCCTTGTTACCGTGCAGGTCGTTGACAACAGCGGAATCAATGGCGGCAAGGTGATCCGAGTCGTCGATTGGGACGGACCGGAGTACGGTCCCTACCACATTCTTTCGTTCGGTGATGTTCCCGGCAACATCATGCCGCTCCCGCCCGCGCAGGCAATGCTTGACCTGCACGAGGCGTCGAACCGCGTGTTCCGCAAGATCGTTCGGCAGGCCGACCGCCAGAAGACCGTGACCATCGTCGCGAACGGAGCGGAGGAAGACGGCCGTCGCGTGTTGCAGGCGAATGATGGAGACATGATCCGCGCCGACAATCCGCAGGCGACGAAAGAGGCGCGGTACGGCGGGCCGGACTCCGCGAGCATCGCGTTCCTCCTCCAACTGAAGGATCTCTTTGTCTATCTTGGTGGCAATCTTGACGCTCTGGGCGGCCTTGGCCGTCAGGCGAACACGGTCGGCCAGGAAAGCCTCATCAGCCGTTCGGCGAACATGCTGATTGCCGACATGCAGGATCGCACGACCACTGCCGTGAAAAAGGTCGTCGAGAGCCTCGCCGATTACCTGTGGAACGATCCTGTCTCGATCCCGAAGGTCATCAAGACGGTGGCCGGCACGGACTTCAGCATCCCGGTCGAGTTCTCGCAGGACATGCGCGAGGGTGACCTCCTTGACTACATGGTCGAGATCGCTCCGTACTCCATGCAGAGCAGGACTCCGACCGAGCGGCTCCAGACCCTGAGCCAGATGATGACGAACTTCGTGATTCCCATGGCGCCGCAACTCCAGCAGCGCGGCATTGGGGTCAACATGGACGAGTTCATGCAGATCATGGCGAAGTACTCCAACCTGCCCGAGATGCAGCGCATCCTTGAACGCATCCCGCAGCAGGAAATGCAGATGATGCAACAGGCTGGCGGAGGCGGCGAAAGGCCGCTCCAGTCGCCTGTCACCAGCCGGACCACGGTCCGCGAGAACGTCTCCGGGGCGACCAGGCAGGGCGCCGACCAGGAGGCGATGCGCAACCTCCTTGCTATGGCGAACCAGGGACAGCAGCAGTAATGCCGACATACATCTACAGGCACCCCGAAAGCGGGGAGCGAATTGAAATCGTGATGCCGGTTTCCGAGATGTGCGCCCGAGAAACGGAAGGGCGCATCTGGGAGGGCGGCGAGTGGTACATCCGGGATCTTGAGGCCGAGCATGGCGCGCCGACCAGCGGCTGCGCATCATGGCCCATGCGGTCCGACGCCGCCGGGGTACACCCCTCGCAGGCAGGTGAGGCATACCAGCACTCCGTCAGTCTCGGGGTGCCGACCACGTTTGACCAGCGGACTGGACAAGCGATTTTTACGGACCGTACCCATCGCAAGCGGTATCTTGCGGCCCGTGGGTTCATTGACAGGAATGCCGGTTATGGCGACTGAAGAGAACGACGAGTTCATCCCCGCACTGAGCGACGCGCCGAGCGACGCATTCCCGACGCGAGAACAACTCGCGGACACGAAGCGTCCCGACCCGCTCGACTTTGACGAGCCAGACATGTCCGGCTTCGATCTCGTTGTCCCTGTCACAAAGAAGAAGGAAGACGAGAGCGACGCCGGCGACGAGGACGACTCGAAGTCGAAGATCGTCGATGAGTCCGATGCCGGCGTAGTCCAGGAACTTGCGCAGAAAGCGAAGTCCCTTGGGATGAACGACGACGAGGTGTCCAGCATCAAGGACACCGGCGCACTCCGCAGCGTGATCGCTGCGCTCCAGCGGCAGGCCGCTGTCGAGACGAGTGAAGACACCGAACAATCCAGGCGAAAGCCTGATGCGGGCGCAAGCCCAAGTTCCGAGTACGAGGCGCTTGCTGCGCTTGATCCCGACGATGCACTCGATCCGTCGGCAATCAAGGCAATCAAGGCGCTGAAGGCCGAACTCGACAAGATCCGTGCAAGGTCTGTCGAGCCGTCCCCCTTGGTGCGTCCTGACGAGGCCGACTACATGATCGCGAAACTGGGAGAGGACTTTGCCGACGTGTTCGGCGAAGGCCCGGCCGGTTCGCTTTCACCGAAGTCGGAGCAGTACAAGGCCCGCACCACGGTCGTGCAGGAAATGCAGCGCATTCGCGACACGGCGAGGACCGCGCGCAAGCGGATCCCGGACGTGAGCGAGGCGTTCGATCAGGCTGTCCGAAGCGTTTTCGGCAGCAAAGTCAAGCAGGTTGAGCAGCGTGCGCTCACGTCGAAGGTCAAGCATCGCGAATCGCAGTTGATCGCGCGTCCGGCAAACAACGGGAAGCGTCCCGTGTCCGGCCGCGAGAAGGCGATTGCGAGCGTGGCGGCTTTGATGCGTGATCGCATGACTGGCTCGTAACTCACAGGAGAACAGTCATGGCCTTTCTTCAGGCAGATGACATTGCAGACCTGATCAAGACCACCCAGCGTGATCTTGGTCGCATGAAGTGGACTGACATTTCCTACTCCCTCCAGGAGTACGTCGCCCTCCCGATGCTGCTTCAGCGCGAGAAGGTTTCGTTCCAGAGCGGCTTCGGCATTCAGTGGAACGTCGCTACCGCCACCAGCGGCGCGGCGAAGGACACCGAACTGTACGCGACCGACTCGGTCAACGTGTCGGACGTGATGCAGACGGCGAACATCCCGTGGCGCCACGTCACCACCAACTACGCCATCGAGCGTCGTGAAGTGGCAATGAACCGCGCTCCCGCTGAGATCGTCGATCTCGTTCGCATCCGTCGCAACGATTCGATGATCGACCTTGCGAAGCACATGGAGGAGCGGTTCTGGACGAAGCCGGCGTCGTCTAGCGACAACCAGCGCATGTACGGAATCCCGTACTGGATCGTGTATCCGGGCACGGTGTCGGTTGCAAGCGGTGCATTCGAGGGCGGGAACCCCGGCGGCTTTTCGGCCGGTGCGGGCAATCTCGATTCTACGACGTATTCGTCGTGGAAAAACTGGGCCGCAACGTACACCGCGATCACGTCCACGGACCTGATTCGCAAGTGGCGTCGTGCTGCGACGTTTACCAACTTCAAGGCGCCGGTTCCGTCGCCTTCGTACAACACGGGCAACAACTACGGGTACTACACGAACTACAACGTGATTGGCCCGCTGGAAGAGGCTCTTGAGGCACAGAACGACAACCTCGGAAACGACATCGCTTCCAAGGACGGTCGCCTCCTGTTCCGCCAGGTTCCCGTGACCTGGGTTCCCTACCTTGAGTCCAACACCGCCAACCCGGTGTATGGCATCAACTGGGGTTGCCTCAAGCCCGCATTCCTTGCCGGCGAGTACATGCGCGAGGAAGGCCCGACCCCGGCGTCTTCGCAGCACACGGTCTTCGTCACCCACGTTGATACCACCCTCAACCTGATGTGTACGAACCGTCGCATGAACTTTGTCCTCGGCATTGGTTCCAACGCCTTCTAATCATTCCTCTGCATAGAAAGGACAAACCACCATGCAGATCCTCACTACTCGCCTCGCAGGTGCCCTGAACAGCGCGCCGATTGCGAACGCCATCTTCGACCCGAAGTCGGCTGTTACGCGGTTCGACGAGTTCTTCACTCAGTGTGCCAGCGCGGACACCAACTTCTACAACATCACCATCGGAACCTCCACGACTGTCACGCACTCGACCACTGTGTCAACCGGCGTGTGGAACCTCCTGAGTACGTCGAGCGCAGACGTTCAGGTGAACTCGTGGACCCCGGTCGTCACGTTGTCTGCCGCGCGCACGTTCTTCTTCGAGGCAAGCGTCGCTGTTAGCACGATTGCCTCGTCGGGCGCGGCATTCATTGGTTTCGGTGACGTTGCTGGCACTGGCACTACTCCCGCTTCGGTCGTCACGAACGCTGGCGTGATGGACAGCACCAACAACGGCCTCGGATTCACCATCACCGCAGCCGCCATCAGTGGCGTTTGCGGAAAGGGTGCAACCATCGGCACCCCAGTAACGGTTGGCACTGCCGTCGCGGAGACCTACTACCGCCTCGGACTTCGTGTCGATGGCCTCAACAGCGTGACCTATTACCTCAACGGAATTGAGGTTGGCAAGATCACGAATACGAACGCCATCCCGACGGCGGCTTTGTATCAGGACTTTGCGATCAAGGCAGCAACCGCTGCCAAGACGCTTCGTCTTGACAACTACGTCCTTGCCTACGACCGCTGATTCTTCTCCTCCCATGCCGCGCCATGGGGCGGGGCCGCACGACGGACCCCGCCCCATGGTTGGGGACTCGACATGACAATTGAAAACAGCAACGTGGTTGTTCGGCTGTCGATCAAGGATTGGGTGCCCATCATCGGAATTACTCTCACGGTCCTGACGATCATCATTGGTTCGTTTATCCACCATGACCGGCTCCTGACCCAACTGATCATCCAGCAGGAATCGACCGGTAAGCGCCTCGACAAGATCGAGACGAAACTTGAGAACCATCGCGGCAACTAGCCTCGTCCTGCTCCTTTCGTCATGCTCTGCGACGCAAGACATCTCCGACAGGGCAAACGACATCAGGAGCGAGGCACGGCTCCTGGTGGACCATGGCCGCAAGACGGGGGACCAGGCCGTCGTCATCCATGCCGAGCGGATCGACGTGCTGGCCGCACGCATCCACAAAAGGCTCCCAGATGTCGAGGATCAAGTCCCGGCATGGCTTTCGACTGTTGGATGGATCGCAATTGCGGTCGTGTCGGTCGCCGCCGCCGTCATCATCTGGCAGACGGGGATTGGAACCGCGATCCGGGTCGCAATTGGGTGGCTTCCCCGCAAGAAGGTCACGGACGCCGAACTGGCTGCCGGTATGCTGGACCCGAAGAATCCAGAGGATGCGCGCGAGTATGTCGCCGCGCGGCGCGCATCAGACCCAGAGTTCGACGCAGCGTGGCGACGAATCAAGAAAGGACAGCGGCATGCATCTGATTCTGGCTGACGGGTTCGCATCGTTCCTTGGGAACATCTGGTTCGCACTCCTCATGGGCGTCGTCGGCTTTGGTGCCGGCGTGTTCGTGTGCAAGAAGGGCAAGGTCTGACCATGCCAGGTGGACTCGGAGGCGGATCTATCGGTGGCGGGCTTGGATCCCCTGGTGGCACGAGGGGTGGTTCGTCCGCAACCGGCCGAGCATCAACACGTTCCCGCGCAAAAACCAAGAAGAAGAAGCGTTCCAAGAAGGAACACGGTTGATGCCGTTCAAGAGCAAGGCGCAGCAAGGGTTCATGTTTGCCAACATGCCCAAGACC